TGTTTGAACGTCTCCGATCACTCGTCTGCGACGGGCATTGTTGTTAATCTCCAAACTAAATTCAGAGATAACCAAGCCATTCAAATATGAATCACCTTGATAATAAACAGCTCCTGTAGAGCTGTTTGCAGACCCGGCATTCATATCATCATATGTGGGGTTAATACTCCAACCGCGAGAAGCATTCGTTATTTCGTAAGATTCAGCAACGATACCGAACGAGGTGGTAATGATAGAACCAGCCGAAGCGTTAATAGTCATGCTATCAACGTGGCAATTATCCAGATACTCGTACACACCAAGATCCGTGTAGTGTTTTTCAAGAGATCTCGGATACGCAGTCTTTCCATTCGTTCGATTTCCAAGCCTTTTCACATAACTATTCGGCTGGGGGCCGACATAGCTAGCGGCGAACGGATGCGCTAGATAAATTCCGTCCGTAACCGTAGCAACTACCTTTGAGAAAAAAGAAGTTTGCGCTCCCGGCGCAACCATCACCCAATCACCAACTGAGAAACCAGCGCCGATGCCAGTATAACCGACAATTCCTACCGTATTGCCTAGATGGGTGCCGTTAAGTAGGGTTATCGTATCGTTGTTAACGCCATACGCTTCGACATTCTCATTCAGAATGTCAGGCATAAGCACATACCGATACATCATCGCTTCTGCAAGGCCATAATGAGATTCGGTATCGAGTGTTCCGCCAGCGTCCTCTGCGGTTTTGATTACATCGGTAATCTGCCGATCGGATCGAATAATGTCAGAAACAACGGTCTCAACCGAAGAGCCCAAATCCGTTGTGCTAGTGATTGGCATAAGGATGCCGACATTGATATTTAGAGCATCGTATCGTATCTCAACTCGATTTGTGTCGGACATTGACTAGCTCCGATTAGGCAAAGTTGGAAATCCGCAGCGTATAGCCGAGAGTCGGGTCTCGGAAAGCCTGATACCCGAGATTGAGCATCACGTCATCGTTCTTTCCGCCAATTTCCGGAACGCCTTCGGTGAACTTAACCGCTGGCATGTCGAAGATGACTGCGGCTCCGTTCCCGTCAGTAAAGCCGAAGCTAATGCTGGTCGTGGTGTTGTTCCGGAGTTTGTTGATGAGAGCCTCGTCTTCAAAGTAAACCGAAAGCTGACCTGAGACGTTGAATTCACCCGATCCGATCGAGTGAGCGCCGGTAGTTCCGATCACGTTTCGCTCACGCAGATTGTTCGCAATCTCCATCGTGAGTTCCGTGCAGACCTGAAGCCCGGTTCCGGCCTCTCCAATCGTGGCTACATTGCTCGAAGCATTGAACGGTCCTGCGGTCGGAAAAGCCCCGGTCGCCGTACTCGCAATCGCAGAATTGCGAATCTGATAATTCATTCCGACGAGGCCCACCGAATACGTCACGATCGAGCTGGACGAAGCGGTAACTGAGAATGTATCAACCTCCATTCCCGCCAAATACTCGTAGATCGTCGCGTCAGTAAACGTCCGCTTGAACGTCATGGGGTACTTCGTAGTGCCATTGTACCGACTCGCCGCGCGAGTGATGGTCATAGTGCCGCTAGTATGAGCCGTAGTACCCTCAATAGTGAGAACGGTACTGGTCGCAGCAGTCAACCTGTGGTACTCAGTAACTGCACCCTTCGTGATCTCCACCCATTCCCCCACGGAGGGAGTCGCTGAATATGTTCCGGTAAAGGTCTGGCCTGCAACAGTTACGTTACCAGTCGTAATGGATGCTTCTACTACCTGACTGCTAACATCGGCTTGAGCGGCAGCATTCATAAGCGTATTCAAATAAGTCCCCGGAATCAATTCAGAATCAAAAGATCCAGAAACAGACTCATTGACCTTAATCAAATCAGTCACCTGACGATCTGATCGAATCACATCGGAGACGACAGTTTCGGGCGTAGAGCCCATATCCGTCGTTCCAGTAAACGGCAACGCATTATATGTTCCAGTCGCTACCGTACCAGCAGCAACCGTTTCAGGAAAAAAAGCAAGCTCTACCCGATTTGTATCTGAGGGCATTTTTTAATCTCCTCCTACGCCTGTCGGTCGTAGGTAAAATCGGCAGAGACGTTTACTTGAAAATATACGCCGTCGCTGCCCAGTTCGATAACATCCACGTCCTGAATCCGGACGCCTAGAGAGGCCGGGGCTCCTTCGATCGCGTGAGCAACTGCGTCACTCAACTGTCGAATTTTCACCGTCCCTGTGCCTTGGGGTACGAAGATTTGAACGTAGACCGTCCCGAACCGCCGGAACCTTGTATTTCCGAGCGTGGTCCGAGTACCGCTTATATGCCTTACGATGGCCCGTCCAAACAGCGTGGGGCTGTCGGGACGGTCCACGTCCTGATTATCGTAATAAAGCGGAGCGCCACTTGCATTGGCATCCCATGTGGATTTAACCAAAGTAAGCAGCGCGTCCTGTGCTTCAATTTGCGTCGAGGCCATGTCAGTTCTCCACTTGAAGGACGTACATGATTGCCACGTCGCCGGGTGCTACTGTCTCGACCTTTTTGATTTCCAGAGTTCGAGAACCATCTACCACCTGCATCGCTGTCGTAGGAACCACGCCAAGCCCTTTGGCAGCAATGAAGACCCGCGCCTCGTTAACCTCCACGGGCGACAAAACGAGACGGGAGACGGCTGAGAGGCGAGCTTCGAGATCGCTCCCCATCTCAGTTACGAATGCTCCAGTTGTCGAATAGGTTGTTGAAGTAGCCGTATCCCCGACAGAACCCCATGGCTTTGCCGGATCCGCGAGAGTCGTCGAACTCTCCGAAATTTGAATTGCTCGACCGAAATCTGCGATCAGCCTTTGAGCAGAATCACGCAGCCGATCATACAGAGTGGTCATCGCATCGTTCCTCCTGAGCTGCTGCTGTTAATTGCGTAGCCCGATCGTTTTACAATGCGGTCAGCTTGAGGATAGGTGTTCGTAAACCGGACACCCACTCCGGTATCATATCTGGTCTCACTCTCAAGAGTACCGACCTTATCTCGCTGCATGGTAACTCGAATGCCCGTCGTCTGATCCGGAGTCGGAGAAAGGCTAACCAGAGCCGTTCCGTCTCCTAGAACAGAAAGAGCATACTCACAGCAGGCGTCGAAGATTTCGATCGGAACGCTCTGAGTAACATCATTACCATCGCGGTCGTAGATCTCGTTTCTGGGAAAGGCGAGTGACTGATTAGAACTAGCCCTTACATCAACCCAAACCCAGCGAGTGTCAAGATACTGAGTTGCCCGGATCAACGCGACCACCTTATCCGATTCCGTAGCTGCTGCCCAAAGAGCATTTCCCCGTAAAAAATGGTAGTTATCAGCTTCGACGAGCGCAGCATAGCTATTTGAATCGAGAAGGCCAGTACCGTCTTCTACAACGAGATCAGATGATGTAGGCATTTTTCTCTCCGGCCTTTTAGTTAGGGTTACTCAGAGTCTGCGTCGGGCAAGTGCTCGACGTCATCACCTCGTTGGCCGCCCGGACGAACACCTCGACCTTGCAGGCGATGTCCGAAGCAGGGGCGGTGAACGTCATGCTCGCCGTGCCCGCGCCTGTCGTAACGAAGTTGAACTCAAGGGCGGTCGTGTCATTGGCGTGCCCTTGGACCGTCAAAGTCACCCCCGGCTGCACCCAGATCTCTACGCGACTGTGTACATCTGCGGTTGTATTCGCGATCTCAGGCAGGCTCACCGTGTACGTTGCTCCTGCGAATGCAAACGCCGTGTAGGAGGCATTCCATGCGGACATGGTGCCGCTGCCGGAGAACAGTGCCGCCTCGCCCGCCCCGATAGCTTGGAAGTTCGAGAACGAATTGTTCGTTCCGCCTGCGGCCGCGTTGACCCAGCCCAAGCCGTCGTACGAGAGGACCTGCCCCGCGGTCGGGGAGGTGATGGTGACATCCGTCGCGGTATCATTGAGATCCACACGCAGCGGCGTGTCCACCCACTGGAAGGAGCCGTTGCGGACGAGCGTGACGCCGACCGGGATCGGCGAGGCGCTCATGGTCACGTCGGTGTGACCCACGAGGGGCGGCATCTGCGTGGTATTGATCCACGCAGCGCCCGACCATCCTAGGAGATTGCCAGCGGTGGGCGACGGGGCGCTCACGTTCCCGAGGTCGCCCAACGCGGGCACGCCTTCGACGTACGCGCTGTCCGCCGCAGACCACTTCAGGAATGATCCGTCGGTGTGGCCGGTGACTGTGGCCGTCGAGATCAGCGGGAACCACTTGGTGCCCGTTCGACCAACGCCCCACCCGTACGTTCCGTTCAGGATGAGACTCTTGTTAGCATGTTGATACACGTCGATCACGGTGTGGAACCGCCCCGTCGAGCCCGTCAATCCCCAGTTGAGGCCGCCCTGTCCCGTAGTGGGGCGGATCTGAGCCAAGGCGAACCCGGCTGAGGAGTCTGCGTCAGGGTATCGGTACAGGGTGCCGAGCTGCGCCGCCCACTCACTGATTTCCATCCCGGAGCCGAATGCCCCGAACCGACCATCCTCGATACACGAGGTTGCCCGGTCAGCCGTGACGCACGACCCGCCGGAATGCTCGACCGAAAGCGCCGAAGGTAGCTGGTACCGACCTCCAAACGCCGCGCCGATCTCATGGACCGCGGTGAACGCCGCGCCGCTGTACGCAGGGTTGATGTTCGCCGTCTGGAGAACCTTGACCCCCGTCTGCTTGATCTCTCCGTACGGGGTGACCTCCCAGCTCGTACCAGAAAGTTCCGTGTGGTTGACCGTCTTATGCAGATAGACCCGGTTCGTGACCTTCGTGGCCGGGTCTTGCTCCACCTTGGTGATGGTGTAGCAGGGCGCGAAGTGATACTCCCCCGACCACATCAGGTAGTTCGGGTACTTGTTGTCAACGGACTGGGTGCGCCATGTCGTGGTGAAAGACGGCGCAGGGTTACCCGCATCCGTACTCCGAGCCACCTCGCTTATGAGCAGCCAGAAGTGGGTATCCGCCGGACCGGTGCCGCCAGCAAAGTAGTCATTCGCCGGGTCGTACATGCACCAGTTCCCTGCCTCTACATCAGCCGGAAGGTCGCTGTCCAGAAGGAACGGCCCTCTCACGCCGCCGTTGTTGGCGAAGCCTTTCAGGACCGTCTGCTTTGGGCGCTCGGGACTGGAACTGGTCTGGTCCGCGAGCGTTACGGTGAAGGCTTCGGGCGAGCCGGAGAGGACGAACATCTTGCCGACACCGACGAAGTTCGTCTCGTACTCCGAGACGCCAGTAATCCCGACCGAAACGTCTACCCCTGTGGCAGCGGGGAGCGCCTCGGAGATCGTACCGAAGGACGCGCCCCAGTTTACGTTGGTGACCAGTCTGATGCCGTTGATGCCCTCGTCGCCGCCGGTCTGAGACCCGCCGGACGCCAGCACCTTCAATTGCATCCCGTTCGGGTCGGTGTCTCCGCCAGTAATCATCTCGGTGTGAATCGCGTGTGCCTCACCGGGGGACAGGTTCACCATCTGGAGGTAGAGGCCGTTCGATTTCGTTTTCCGGGTTGAGCTGTCAGGGCAAGTGTACCACGGCTTGTTGGGGTCCGACCCGAGGCCCGGTCCAGCCGCACAGTACGCCTTCTCACCATCCAGATTGAATAAGGGTTCGACTTTGAGCCCGCTCACCCACTTCGGCGAAAGCAGCGTAGTCTCGATCATGTCCCGGTACCCGTCGCCGAACTGGATCGAAGTCAGGGGGTAGATGTTCTCGGTGCTCGATGCAGGCCAGTCGCCGATCAGTTTGTCCGCCGCCGGGGAATCCGCCGGAACCCAGTTGGTCCCGTCGAAGGACAGGAGCTGATCCGTGGTCGGAGCAGCGGTCGCGAGGTCAACGTCTGCAATGTCGCCCAGAGCGTCGATGACCGGGATGTTGTCCACTTGGCCCTGCAACGCGGTGTCGTCGTAGATCGTGTCCGCGTCGTCCGCGGGAACCCAGTTCGTCCCGTTCCAAGACAGGAGCTGCCATGTGGTCACACCAGTAATGTCTACGTCGGTCAAATCGTTGATCGAGGTAGCTCCGCCGCCGCCAGCCGGGAAGGTGATCGTGCTGAGGTCCATCGAGAGGTCCGCGTCGGCTCCGCCAGCCGGGTCGCATACGATACCCACGAGAGACTGAGAATTGCCGAGTACATCAAATCGTACTGAGAAATAGTCTTGGCCGGGCGTAAACGTAAAGGCCCCACTTTGAGAAAGAGTTAGCGCCCCAACGGCATTGGGATCCGGAGCGGTT